GTACCAATGGAGGAGGGAGCAGAGGACATAACAATAGAAGAACCTTCTCCGCCTTGACGAGATTTCTTCTTTTCTTTCTGCCAACCAACAGCCCGGGGCTTGCCAGCCGGATTGCCCCGAACACGCCCACGACCAAGAGATTTGCGGACATCTCGTTTAACCTCACGCTTTAATTCTTTCTTCATCTCTCCTTTTGGGAGGTTGAGGAAGGTAGGTCCAGGGTTTGAAGCCTCTCCAGAGGTGATTGCGATGGCAGTCTGACCATCTGGTCCAGAGGCAGGTGCTGAATCAGGTACTCGAGGTCCATGTTCATGTCCTCGAAACGCTCCGAATTCTCCTTTATCTCCTCCGACAATTTGCGGTTCAGAGAGACCATCTCGTTGTCCAAGGTCTTCAGGGCGATATTCGTGAGGTTTGAGGCCACGAGCTGAGTCGAGAGCTGCGTCGAGAACTGACGAAGCGCCAGCAGCAAAGACATTAAAGCCTTTGTTAAGGTAAGGTTTGAGACCTCCCTCGTTGAGCTGCCGTTTGCCAGCAGTAGATTTTCGATAACGGTTATCGAGCTGGCGAGAGTTAATTTTGTAGTGCGATGAGACATCGTGAAAATAATCCTGGAACTTACTGTAAGCCATGGGATTCTCTAATTGATCGGAAGAGCTCTTGCCCTGTACAAACAATCCAAATTCCGATTCACTAAGGCCAGTGTACAGTGCCCAAAGAGAGACATCCGGCAAGTAGCCAGGGAAATAATCGATCCCGTACTTGGGGAGAACCCACTCATAAAACTGTGAGTAGAACTTTCGACAATGAGGACAACCAAAAGTTTCATTGCGAATGCCACATAGGGCCTCAAGACGAGCAGTAGGAGAGTCTTGGTCAGAGCCCCAACAAAGGTAGCTGCAAACCATCTTAACACATGAAATCATGGGAAGCCAAAACCAGAAACTAGTGCCGGGAAGTTGAGATCGAGAAAAAGAATGACCTAAGAAAGTACATTCATGAAACCACCGAAAATCCATGGAAGCAAAGGTATACTCCATATCAATATGAGCTGAAGCGGAAAGGATTGAATCAGCATTAAAAAGATGGTGGAAATCGTGGTGCACAGTGATATTAACATCATCACCATAGAGGCACAGGCGAATTTTG